CAATTATACCCTACTTATCATTACAAAGCAAGTTTTATTTACACAGCTATCTGATAAGCACCAGAAAGATCAAAGTGGCTAGCAGTATTTGTTGCAGAAACTGGAGTGGAAGATTTCCAAGCCAAATCTGTTGTGCTTCCAGAATAATATAATTTCATTATAGTTGTAGAATCAGCAATATCTGTAATTCCTGCAATATGATAAATTGCATCATTAGGGGTAGGAGCATGTAAAGTTCCACCACGAATAGTAAAAGTTGATACTGTTGGGAATGGTAATGTAAATTGATACTGGCTTGCTGAACCAAAGTCTGTTGTTGCAGCAAAACTAACATTAATTCTAAAGTGACAGATTAGTCCCTGAAGAACATAAGAGCCAGTGGTAACAGTTCCATCAAGATTATTACCAGAAACAGTTTTGAACTGTGGAGTAAATGATGCAGAAGTATTTGTTATACCAAACGGAATACCACCTGGAGTTACACCATCTGATAAACGAATTGGTGTTGTGCCATCGGTGTCATAAAAGATCTCACCTTTGGTTCCGATATAAGCAGCAGCAGATCTGCCACCCATCTTATCAGCGAATAGTTTAAAGGTTGAGTTTGACATATTTTCTCTTTTCTTATTTTAAGTACTTTACAATCTCAGACAGGTGTCCAATAACAAAACCTACAGTTGCAGCACCACCAATAACATACCATTTCCACTGTTCAAGAGCAGATACTCGATGATTCATTTTCTCTAGATCTTCAACTACATCTTTACGAATTTCAGCATGTTGATCTTGAGAGATCTGAGCATTGGCTTGCATCTTGTGCTCAATGCGTGTTTGCATATCGTCAATCTTATCAACGATTTCTCTATTACTTGTAGTAATGCGAGAGTGTATTTCTTTGATGTCGCTTTTAAGTTCTTTCACATCTTCCTTAATGGTATCAACCTGTGCTTCCATTTTAGCAATTCTTTCTAGATCCATTTACTTTACACTCTCAAAAATGTTTTTCTGCGTATTGTACCATTCAACCCAAGTATCAACTTTAATTTTACATTCATGATATTGCCCGTAGTTGTCCACCACGACTTTCAACACTTCACTTAACTTCTCAGTAGGTTCAGTTTTCTTCAAGTCAGGACACGCTTCCATTAGTTCATTTGGAACAGATGGAAAATTTCTTTTAACTGGTGTTGGTGTTTCAAACATTGCACAACCAGTTAATGATAGTATTGCTAAAGCAAGTAGGAGGTTTTTCATTTCTTTGCTCCTGGAGTTGCTGCTGCTTCATTTAGTATATCGACTGCCTCAGGTGCTACTTTACAAATTGAATCAATTTTTGCTTCAACTGTTTTAATATGTTCTTGGATGACTACACGAGTCTCTTTAACATACTTAATCTTTTCTTTCACAACAGTCTGAATCTTTACATTGGCTTCTGTAGACTGTTGTTCAGCAATAGCAACTTTTGCTTCTAATTCTGCTACCTTTGATCTCCACTCCATTTCAGTAGAGTAGCTACCATAAAAGTAAATCCCACCAACTAGTAAAATAGTTCCTAGTATTCTAGCGATTCCAGAATAAGGAATTAGTGGTGGGATAAATCTTGTAAAGAAACTCAGAGCATAGAGTGCTATGCCACTAAACATAATACCAATAACTACAAAGTACAAAACTGCATCAGGTACAAATGAAAGCATCCACATCTTTATACTCCAACAGGTTTAGGACGACGAATCATTCCAGCGATAGTAGATGCCTGTCCAGCCTTGTACTTCTTAATTTCTTTTGGACCAATCTTTGGTTCATTGGTAGATACTGCAGCACCTGTAACATTAGCGATGCCGTCTTCTTCAAGAAACTTCTTAACGATAATCTCTTCCTCAACGAGCGACACTCGATTATCCAACATTTTCATGATAGAGTCAAATTTTTCTTGCATTAATGCTGTTGAACGATTGCCAGACTCATAGTGTTCTTTAACTAACCAGAGTGCAGCAACTAGAGATTTCATTTTACTCTCGCCACCTGGAAGTCTATTAATAATTTTCTTTACATTGAATACTAAACGATTCAAGTAAGTGTATGCATCTCTTTCTTCACCAGTGCTAAGAGTATTTGCTCTACGAAGATTCTTACCCTTGGCATCAATGATGCCTAGTTTATATGCTTCTGTATCCTCAAAGTTAGTGACTAACATTTTAAGGATTCGATATGCAATTAAATTGTCTACTATGCGACTCATTAAATTTTCCTAAGTGTTGATATAATCGTTTCATCCAAGACTATATCAGACAAAATGATACCATATTCTGGTAACTCTGCTGGCATTCTATCGAGGTATACTAGAAATGTTACTAGCACATCCCAACATGATTCATCAATCTTATAGAACAGCATTCTTGTTGCTGACTCACCGAAGATGTTATAAAGTACAATAATATGATTGAGGATTAATCGCTCTCTCAGTTCATCATAGTTTTTATATCTGGAAAGTAACTTCTTAAGATATAAGAACTTCTTTATGTCTTCTTCAAATTCTTGTAGGCTATGGCACTGCGGATTATCGTAGTGATGCATTGCGTATACAAGAAAGTTACCTTCATTTAGTTTTTCACTAACCATATTATCTTCAAAAAAGTAGAGGGAGAACAACTCTCCCTCTTTACATCATGTATTTATTATGCGTCTGGGAGCACTGTATCGTCAGAAGCATCAGAACCCATAGAACCCATGGCAACTATTGTTTCAGTAGTAATACGACCAGCACGACCGCCAGTACCAACAATGCGTTTTACCCAACCAGCGTGAGTAGCAGCAATACCACCAGCACCAAAACCTAGATCAGAAACTGTAGTTGCTTGGATAGTTGCCACTGCAGTAGCAAGTTCAAAGTATTGAGCATTGTTACCAGTGCCACTAATGTCAACAGTTGTACCACCATCAGTAGCAGAAACTTTAAATGCATCGGCTGTTAGACCAGAAGCAATAACATAATATGTTGTGTTATTTGTTAAACCAGTTGCAGCAGTGCCACCGCCATGGAAGTACTTAACAGCATCACCAGCACTTAGACCATGCGCTGTATAAGCGATAGTGTCAGTAGCAATAGTAATACCAGTAGTAGGAATAGTGCGTCTTGGGATTGCGATAGCAACAGTTGGTGCTGAAGTATAACCAGTACCAGTATTAGTAACAGTAACAGCTGTAACTACACCACCAGCGATAGTAGCAGTAGCTGCAGCAGAAGATCCTGCGCCACCAGAGAAGGTGACTGCTGGTACTTCTAAGTAACGAGCACCTGCATTATTAACTGCAACTGAAGTTACATTGTCGCCACCTGCTGTGATTTCGGTAGTATCCATACCGAATGTAATTGCTTTTTCAGCATCAGATAAAAACTTTGGTTTACCTGCTGCTTCGTCTATATTTGACCATAGTGCCATTTTTAGTTCTCCTTGAATTGGACTTTAATTTATTTTGAATGTAGTTTAGAATTACCCAAATTCTTACGAGCACCTGATTGTGCTCCAGCTGGGCGACCACGACCACGCTTTTCAGCTGCTGGTTTCATTGGTTTTTTATCATCATAATCATCTGCGCCTTCTGGATCAGTATAACTTGCTCCATAAGAACGACCTTTAACTTGAGTAACTCCACCTGGACCTGGAGTGTACTCTAACATAAACTCTTTATATGAAACTTTGTTAGAGATTAAATTACCTTCCTCATCGAAAGATTCTTTAACTGGTTTCTTCACCTTCTTAACTGCTTCCCATTTTTCTTCATGGGCAGCATCTCCAGCTGCATTTACTTTAACTTCTACTGACTTAGCCTCATTCATTTCAGAGTGCATGTAGTCAGCTGCAGTTTGGATATAGTCAGTGGCAAGAGTAATCTTAGATTGAACCCATTCTGGCATGTCAGTGTCTGGCTTTAGAATTTCTTTGATCATTTCAGCACATCTTGTTAGAGTTGCCAATTGATTCAAAGCCATGTCACCTTCGTAACCATACTCTTCTTCGTCTTTTTCTTCTTTAATTTTATTAGTTGGCATACCATTGATTGGTTTGCGTGATGCTTTTAATGCTTTATTCTCTGGAGTACCCTTGATGTATTTACGATCTGGTACTGGAGCAACTGGTGCTTGCTCATTGGTCTTTGCCATCTTTTGCATTGCTTGTCCAGCCATGTTGGCAACTTTACCTGCTGGATCTTTCTTAGCGTCAGCTTTGGTAGTTTTCTTCCAATCACCTTCGTATTTGAAAGAAACTAATTTACCTGCTTTATCTTTTGTAGTAGTCATTTGTGCTTCATTACGCAAAGCACGACCAATTGCTTTATTGTGTGCTTGAGCAGTCTTGTGTTCTGGCTCTGCATCTGGAACTGGGTTGTTAAGTTTATAACGAGCACCACGAGATGCGTCCATCATATTCTTCATTGTTTTATTTTGTTTTGCTTGATCAGACTTTTCATCTAACCCTTCAACTTCTTCACCCATGTTTAGAGTTCTTCTTTTATTAGCGATCAAAGCACCTCTGGCTTTACCAGACTTCATTAGGTTAGTTAATTTTTGACGAGCAACTGACATATGACTAACTGCATCTAAGGCATTGAGTTTAGTCTTCATTCTACGAATTTCGTCTAGTTCTTCGACTGATTCAGACATAGTTGAATGTTTAACTGTAGTAGAGTTACCACCATTCGCACCTTGGAAATGAACATCATCACCAGATCGTTTAGCAGTCCAGTGTTTTCCATCTTCAGTTTTAAACTTATGTTCTTGCTGGTCTTTCAGCTTAGCAATGGCTTCATGGTGTTCTGGATGTAAAGGAATAGAGAAATCAGAACCATGATGAACAGTCTTCATAGTACCCCAAGAGTACTTTTTAGTATTAACAGTTGCTTCGTCCAACTCTACCTCTTCTTTAACTTCGTTATCTAGAACAGACTTTGCTCTATGTAAAGAACTGTAAGTATCGATATGAGTAGTCTTACCTTTATGTTCTCTATGAATAGAATAATCGGTAGGAGAGTCTTGCATAATGTGATACTTGGCACCATCAGCACCTTTTCTTGTATGCACCAACTTAGTAGCACCAGTAGTTGCTTCTTCTAACTCTTCAGTTTCTTCTTTACGAAGTAACTTAAAGTCATGAGCATCGACTTTACCATTCTTGTTCTTGTCGATCTTATGTTGGTTACCCTTCAACGCTTCCATAAATGATTTGTATTCCATTCTTATTCCCCAGTAGTTTTTAGGATGGATCTTAGCATCCAGCCATGTTTCTTATGTGCATCTAGTCTAGAAGCCACAAAATCAGCAAACCCTTGCTCTTTTGCAACAGTTAGTAGATCGAATAACTTATTTAGGCGAACGATGCTTTCGTTGTTCGCTGCAAGTAAATCAGCCAGCATTGTCTCTGGAGTTTGTCCAACATTACCTGCATCGATAGACTTATGAACATAAATCTCGTCTAGGTTTCTTGGAGCATACTCTTGTAGAGCACGGATTTCTTCTGCAAATGTATCGATCGCACCATAGAGTTCCTCGTATAGATTACCGAAGAATTCGTGTAGTTGAGGGAAATCTTTACCTTCCACATTCCAGTGATAAGAGTGTGCCTTAAAATACATTAAAAATGTATTGCTTAGACAGACCCTTGCTTCTTGTACAGTATCGTCCATTTAACAGTTCCACTTTCTAAGTGCGAGTGCTTTACGACTTGGCTCGCCATTTGGTTTCTTCATTGGACCTTCCATACCACCCATTCGTGCACAGAAAGATTTTCTACGATTTGCTGCTTTGCTTCCAGCTTTTAATTCAGATGGAGGAGTGGTAACTGGTGCTTGTAAATTAGCACCTTTAGCATTGTATGCGTCACGACCTTTTTGAGTCAGACCACCAGTAGATGACTTGTGTCCCTTAGCATCAACTGCTGCTTCATCAAGTTCTGTTTCTTCTTTGACGCAAGATCCAGGAGCACATGGCTTAGTTCCAGGCTTACGCTTGTAACCTTTCCAGCAGTCACAAGACTCGGATAGGTATTCTGTGAATGATTTAAAATACACTTGGAGTACTTCCTTTAGTAACTTTGCCGTGAGACATTCTAGCTTTTTCTACTGTACGAACACGAGAAACTAATCTTTGAGCAACACGAGAAATAATATCTTTTCTCTTTGCCATTGTTTTTTCAATTCGTTCTTTTTCGCCAACAGAAACTTTAGCATAATCACGACCACGAAGCATGCGTTTCTTCATTAGTTTAATCGCCAATCTTCTTGCTCGTTTATTAATAGTTGCTGGGTTTGAAAATCGTTTCAACGCAATCTTAGTTGAACGACCTCGTTTTGCAGAAGTCTTACGGAGACGGATCTTACCTTTCATTCTTTCTACACGAGAAAGAACTTCCATTAGATCATATTTGGCTTCTTCTTCTAGTGGTGGAATTTCTTCACCATCGTCATCATAAACTAAAATAAGTTCGTCTTCTTCGTAGAGATCTTCGATGTCTTCGTCTGTGACAGAGTTTATCATTTCTTCAATTTCTTCTTCAGTAAAATCTTCTTTGAAGAATGGATCTTTTGACATTGTTGTATCAGTACTAATTCCTGGACGCTGTTCACCGCATTCACATGGATTCATACCACATTCTGGACAGACTTCTTTTTTCTTAGCTTCATCTAATTCTTCGGATAGACCACTTGGTTTATCTCTAAAGTGTTTCCAATCAGATGCATCTGTAGATACGATATGCTTGTAAGGAACTTCATGACCAGACATAGTCTTAACATGAGTGCCAGTTTTATTTGCTACATTACTAAGGTGATGTTGATTACCTTTTTTGTAGATAACAGTTCCACCATGACTAGAGACATCATCTTCTCCATAACCTTCTTTCATTTGGCCATGTTTCTTTAGATCGTTGTCAAATTGTTTGCTGGTAGCTTTGTTAATTCCAGAGAAACGCTTGTCCCCCTTTTTATAATTACCAGACGCATCAGCTGCTTTAGCAGATGCAGCAGAAGCTGTCTTATATCTTGCTAATAGATCAGTTGATAGTTCATTGATGTTTTCTTTCTCTTGTGTATGTTTAGTAGCAAGAGTTTCTTTTTCTTTAGCATGTTTAAGAGCCAACTGCGCTTTCATTCTTTCTTTAGCGGGATCAGTTTCTTCTGTTTGATATTTAACTTTCATACGACGAAGATGGTGTGAACCTTTTTCTTCACCTCCAGGAACTAATGTATGACCAACTTCACTCGGGGTGTATGTGTTTAACTTTTCATTATCGGTCTCATCAGTAGGCGGAGACTCTTTCATATTGTAATTATAGAATGTCAAGAAACCTTTAGTCTTACCCTGTGGCTTAGTGATGTCTTGTTTAGCACCAGTATCCGAAGTAGATGGCTCTAACTTATCTGTGCCGTTTGGTTGTATGACTGCTTCTTTCATTTCTTTTTCTTCCGTAGGTTTAACATCTTGGATCCATTTAGAAACAAGATTACCAGATTGTTCTTTTAACAGTAAATGATTCGAACCACGCTTAACAATTTTATATAATTCACCATTTGATTCTACAAGGTCACCTTCATTAAAGATCTCTCCACGAAAATATTGCTCACGGAGTTTATCTTTAACCATCATCAATTGTTCTTTGACTGGATCTAATCCCAATCCATGACGAACATCGTTCATTAGGCGACGACCATCAAGTTCACGAATGTTGCTCGGCAACTTCTTTTTAAATTCTTCGTACAATCCTTTTACAGCCAACTGCTTCATTTTAGCATAGTTAGCATCAGGATTCTTTTCCGTGATTGGAATAATTTGAATGGAAGTATTTTCTTTAACAAGTTTCTTTAGTTTATCGACTTGTTCGCTTCCAGTAACTATTACAATCTTCTTGTATTTCTTGCCTAGTTCTTCAAGCAGATTATTAATCTTAGACTCGTTCACAGACTTGAACTTGGTCTTAGGGAACATTAACTTTAAGTATTGTTCCTTCTTTTCTTCTTGAATTAGGCTATCTTTAGTGGATGCGTAGATGACATGGTCAGTATTCTTTTGCTCTGACAGTCTAGTGACAGTTTTTACCAACAACTCATGTGCTGTGGTTGGAGGATCAAAATCTCCAAATGCACAGACTAATGTAGTCGAGGGTAATTCTTTGATTAGTTGTCTATAATCTTTCATACGATCCATCTATAAAGTAGTACATATTATTTAGGAGTTTGTATCCTTACATTACAGCTAGTAATCCTTGTGCTGCAGCAACGATCCAACGACAAGCGATCTCGTCTGATGCAAGTTCCTGTTGTGCTCTAATGTCAGCGATCTCTTGTAGAAGGAATCCGTATTCTTCTGAGGTTAATTGTCCTTGAGCATAGTTCTCGTGGATCACTAGCATTTCGTTTGCTAATGCTGCTGCTGGACCATTAAGTCCAGCCTGTTCTCTTAGTTCGTTGAGGATACTCATTTTCTACCTTTCCATGCGTCGGCAACTACATCTATACGAGTTTTGTTTAATTTTAAAACAGATTCGCAAAAAGGAATGCTCTTAGATTCTCTGGCTTTTCTAATTGCTTCTTCTAATTTAGCTATAGCATCTGCTTGTGGATCATCACGAAGTGAAGTATAAACCCTTAATTTCTCTATATTCATTTCTGCGCTCAACCAAGAGAAGTCTTTATTTTCGCAAGATAAACTATGAACTGCAATTTTGGTGTCAACCAGATACCCAAACATAACTGGATCATGCGGTTGTGGTAAAATTAATGCGCAACCTGATAGTGCTACTGCTAAAATTAAAATTAGTCTTTTCATTTCATAGCCTTTCTGAGATCGTTATACAGAGCATCTTTATGTTCTGGCTTCATCTGGCTTGATAGATGAGAATGAAATTCTTCTTTCTTACCTGCTGACGCTAATCCTCTTAGTTTAGTACCAGAGACACCTTCAACACCTTTAGCATTTTCATCTCGTTTACCAGCATTCTCAAATGTAATGTCTTTAAAGTTATACTCTCCATGAGCACCCTTAACTCCATTATACTTCTTGAGTAAGTCAGCCATTGGTTTGCGATCTTCACCACCAGCAAAGTGCAGATGAGTCACACCTTGTTTGTGAAGTGCTGCTGCTTGATGTAGGAGAGTTGGTTTATCTTTATCAGCTACTGTTACATTAGTTCCAGGGAATGCATTCTTAGCATGTTTTAGTTTTTGTTCAGGAGAAAGAGGATTCTTACCTTTCTTCTTATCAGCTGCAGTAGTATCTTGAGAACCAGATAGAACTAGAGTATGATCACCACCAAATTTCTTGGCAGTGTCATGCATATGTTGAACAAGTTTCTCATGTCCAGCAGTTGGAGGATTCATACGACCAAATGCCATTGTGTGGTGGACTTCATCTGTCTTTGGTGCACCACGAGACTTCAATAGATTCTGACGAGCAAACTCTGAACGATTGACCAACTTGGTTGGTTCTGTTACACCATTGTGAGTATGATTATAAACAAAACCTTCTGGCTTGGATGCAACACCACCGATAGAATGTTCATATCCACCTTCGTTTGATTCAAGACTATTGACCAATTCATTCTTTGCATTGGCAAGATGACCATGCATCTTTAGTAGATTGTCGTAGTGTTCTTTGTTCTTATCAATATGTGCCAACTGAGCACCAGCATCATTCATAATCTCTTGCTTCTTGGCAGGAGTTTTAATCTTTTCGAACTTCTTCTTCAATTGTCCTGACACATGGTCTTTGAATCCATCGCTGGAAGGAGTTTCACCAGTACGAACTGTTTGATTGATATAGGTTGCTAAGTGTCCTGATTCACCGCTATGCTCTGGATGAATTGCTTTATACATCTTGGCACCATGAGTCTCGTGAATAGTCTTGGCTTTGGATAGTTCACCAAGAACTTTTTGTTGAGATTGTTCAGAGTATTTTGCACCTCCAGCATCGTAACTGGCAGTGTGGTGATAGATGTCTGGATGAGAACCGAAATCACTTTCAGAAACATTACCAGTTGCACGCATGTTGCTTAGGTTAGTTCCTTCGTATTTGGTATGAGTAACTAAACCAAATTTAGATTTGTTAATTGATGTAGCTTTGTCACCCTTTGCACCATAAGTGATAGTGTTTGGTGTGAAAGAAGTTTTGTCTCCTTCTTTCTTAAGATCAGGTTTAGTGAACATCACATCACCTTGGAATACACCTTTCTTTGGTGCAATCTTTGGTGCATGTTCTAATGCTGCTTTAAGTTTTTCTACAAGACCTGGAGCATGTCCATGATTCTTCTGAACATCTTCAGGTGTATAATTTAGTTTTGGGTTTTTATTGAAGGCAGACTTTGATGCAACAAAGAATTTACCATTTTCTGGGTGGTGTCCATAAACCAAAGATGGCGAACCATCGTACTTCATAGTCAGTTTGTTGGAGTTCATACCTTGTTTGGTATGGAAGTGTGCACCATGTAGAGCATTATACGCATGATTAAATCCGTCTGCTCCATGGAACAGTGGACGATCCTCAGCGTGAGTAATGTGTTTAAGTTTTGCACCCTCTTCATTCGGTGCACCCTCAGTTAAAAAGTCTCTAAATCCTAGTATCATATTACTATTATACCCTAAGTTGCAATAATTGTCAAGCGATAACCCTACAGAGTTGAGGGGATTATTTCAGTCCAAAAGTACCTACTAGACTCTTATGCGGTCCAGAAGAACTCTTAACAGCGAATGTAGCTACACGAACTGGCTTTTTGGTTATTGGATGTTTACCTTTAATAACAACTGTGCTTCCTTGATGTTCTGTATAAAGATCTGTAGCGTTTGCCAAATGTTCATCGGCAATGCTATGGGATGCTTTAATAACTGGCTCAGAAGAACCATCAGATTTAACTTTACTATGAGCAACTGAATGCGGAATATGAGTTGGAGCAGAAACATGCTGACGAATAATGTCACGCAACTCTGAATCAGATTTAGTAGAAAGTCCTGCATGAAATTGTTTAGCAACAGCAGTCTTTGCATCTCTAGAAGAAGACTCTGCGGCATTGACACGAGCATTAGAAGTGTGTAGATATTCTGCTTGTTCTTTTGGTTTTAAACTATCATGACCATTAATAAATGCACCTAGATGTTCATGCATAATTTTATTTTTCTTACTTAAAGATTTACCTGCTGCAGTAATACCCTGTAGTTTGGCATGTTCTATTCTTGCCTTATCAATACCCATCTTATCAATTTTATATTGAATGTTCTTTTGATCAGCAGAACCATTATAGCCAAGTGCTTCCATATGTTTATGGTGAGCATCAGTCAATGATTTCAAACTACCCTTTTCAATACCAGCAGTCTTTTCCAAAGAGTCAAGACCTGGATTACGATAGTTAGGTTCATTGGAACCATACTTAGCTGATACGCCATGGTATCCAACTGTCTTACCTTCTTTATTTTTAAGAGTAAGAATCAAATCAGCATTTGAATTTGGATCTGAAACACCATTACCATTTGCATCTTTTACTGTCTTAAAATGGTCTCCAGGACTGTTTGGTTTGTCTGCGTTAGATGTCCAGTGAACATCACCAATATGAGCATGGTCACCAATATGTCCTTGCTCTTGAAGATGTTTCTTAAATGCTTCAGCTGTATTCTTAGCATGGGAATCAATTTCATCGTATGCAGCTTTACCAATTTTCTTCATTAAGCGATCGTGAACTTGAACTGGTGTTCCAGCATGCTCTTCGTTTTCAGATTCAGAACGATGATGTAATGGAAGTTGTTTGTCTGAGTGAAGATGTTTTGCCAGAAGCAACTCGTGGAGTTTACCTTTGTCGTCAGACTCTAGGTCTTGTGATAATGCTTTCTCTAGCAGTATATCTGTTTCTTCTTTTAAGAATGATTTAAAATTTAACATAACTTACCTTAGAAATGGATTCTTCTTTTGTGTTCCTGGTTTAAGAGAGTACTTACTGTTAGGCATTTTAGTAATTTTTATTTCTGCCTGAATCTCGTAAAAATCAGATCTTGTGGCGACTCGAACTTTGAAGTCTCCCATACCTGCAAGAATTGGAATTCGATCAGCACCTAACTTAAATGGATCAAACTTTGATATTAGATAAAAGTCATCGGCAGCTTGCATGTAATAAGCTGGGGCTTTTTTACCAAGAGTGTAATGCTCTGTGACTAATTTACCAAGATTATAGTTTTCTTGATTCGCAATGTATCTATTAACATTGGGTTGATCAAAATACTTTTTCATAACCTCCAAAGGAACTGCTCCGTCTTCTTTGAGACCACCTTTGGTTGTTGGTAATTTTATTTTGTTTATAGGAATGCCAGAGAACAAAGCAATTTTTTTGACGAAGTCTTTAGAAAAAGAAGACTTGTTAAGAATTTCAACTGCAGCATGTGCTGCTGGAGTAGTATAAGTGGTTTTCCAATTACCATTCGAATAAAATACACGAGGATTAGAAAGATTATCGGTATGATTCATCTTCACTTCCATCCATGAAGTAGTTGTGCCATATGTTACTTTAACATCAGCATAGCCTGTGTCTCCTGGAGGTCTTGTTGCTTTAACCCCTGGAATTTTATCGATGTATCTGGCCACATCTTGCTCGTACTTGTCAGATAATGCACTCATTCACTGTCCCTATTAGTAAAGTATTTACTATTTAGGACGACGAGATGCTCGGATAGTTCGCTGGTATTTACGATCCCACTTGGCGATTTGCTGCATCAACTTAGGAATTGCAGCGTTATTACGATAGTCGTAATTGAATGCTTTAAGGATGTAGTTTAGGGTGGAAGAATCTTTAGAGTGCTTTGCTCTATTGATTAGTTCTTCTGTGGTGATGGTTGGTTTGTAGGTTTTGAAATCAAGTAACACACAGTGGGCATATGCCTGAATTTCATCGAACTCGGAGAGATACCTTCTCTCAATGTTCTTCTTTTCATGTTTTACTTTCTTGTAAGGAACGACATAGTTAGACCACTCATCCCCTCGTCTATCGAACTGCATGAAGTGTATTAACTCATGCATTTGAGTCTGGATTATACGATACTTAAACTTGTTCCATGTATCGTGGGTGAATGGAAACCTATCGAATGCAGTTGTGTATATCTGGATACAACACTGTCTTTCATCTGGTCCATATTCCCCACCAACGGCAACATAGTTGTCGTACATTTTGGCTTTGGATTTTTGTGGAAGGAACTCAACTTTAGTTCTCCACTTTTTGAAGTAGTTTGAAAGACCCTTACTATCGTTGCAATAGTTGTCTAGGTCTTGCCAAACTTTTGAAGGTATAAATTTTGCTCTAAATGGACGCTCGTAAAAGTTGAGCATGTCCATCCAATCGTAATTAGCGTTTTCTAGGAATTCAAAATTGCATTGCATTTCACATCCCAGAAAGGCATTTTACATCTTGAAATTACCTTCCAAGAATGCGAGTACCTTTCCCTGCTCCTCCAAGTTAGTATTGCTAAACTCAGTAATATAAGGCATCAGTTCAAAGTTTGATAGTAGATTACTATATTTAGTTTCTCTACCTCTTAGGAATTGTTCGGACTGGTCTGAGCCACGATCTTTATATCGTTGTTCTAGGACTTCCTTAGTTGTTTTAAGGTAAACCACCTGCAGTTCTGTATTAGGTAGTCCCATGGCGAACTCTAAGAAAGACTGATTAAAGATTCGATCTCCCTCGAATAGGATGTTACAGTTGTGTGAAGCGATCCAGTCTTGTAGTGGAGGTTGGACTGCCATAGAAAGTCGATCCGTTCCAGCGAAGACTTGACCCTCTTCATACTTACCGAGAATGTATAGATCTCGCTCTATATTGTAGCTGGCATTTACCAGCTTAACTGGAGCAACATCAATCCACTCTTTTCCTTCCATAAACTTACGGAATAGAGTGGTCTTACCAGTTCCAGGTTGTCCACCCACAGCAATCAGTTTACGAGTTTTCATAGGATTAGTCACTTTCTTAATATTAATAGAGTCTGCAAGACCAAAGTTATCTTTAAGCATTTCTGGCTTCTTGGATTAGGTTCTTCAATTCATCTTCAGTGAACACCCATACTCTTCCGAGAAAGTGGTGTGTGTCACTATCTACATTGTGCTTCTTGGTGAAGGTAGTTTTCTTAATTATATCTCGTGCAAGATTCTTAGACAAGTTTTCTTTAATCTCGTCTGCATAGGTTGGAACAGTTTCTTTCAACTTGGCTAACTCGAACTCGGCAACCTTATGTTCAACTGTAATCTTATTGAACGAATGAGTGTCAAGAAAGTCTTCCATATCAAATCCACCGAATGATAGAGTACTGGAAGAAACAGTACCAGAAGATACTGTAAGACTTCCTGTTGATATGCCACCATTGCTAATTGAAACTAATCCTGTGTCAGTCATAACTTTCATATCACCTGTTGCCGTAACTTTCATATCACCTGTTGCCGCATTGTGCATAATTCCACCAATTACTGTCGTCATGTAAACATCTCCAATCCATTTAATATAGGTTCTTCATCATCAAACATCCAATCTAAATTCTGGAGTGTACCAGTATTAAGGAAGGATGTAAACTTCTCTTTATCAATACCATGTCTATGATCTAATCTCAGGTCAATAGTTTCTTCTCTTGACTGCCATAGAACATTCCAGTCAATACCATACCAACCATCTTTCTCACACTGAATAATCTCTTCTGCTTGTCTGTCAAGATAGTATCCAAGATATCTTCCACGACTCTTTCTAAAGATTTTCTTGAAAGAACACAGACAGGTTTCCATTGTAAAGTAATCTATAGACGATGCGAGTTCTGGAAATCTTGTTTTCGTCTCTGTAAGAATCTCATGGGCTTGTGACTCAAGATCTCCATACTCCGCTGCAGTGAGTTTTCTATCCACACTGTCTTCTTGTCCGAGGGCATAAAGTAATCCATTACGATGAGAGCGAGAGCCATCATAATCGTCCAGCATGAGAGAAGTAGGATTGATCCGAACACCAGCGGTATGCTTAAGATGCTGAAGATAAAACCAAGTACTGTAACGACCAAACTTATGCAAGCCAGACTTAACGCTTTGCCACAGATTATTAAAGTTTGCTTCCTCAGTGTCTCCATAATAACTCTCCAATTTTTCTCGTTGTGTTCTTCCACCAATAAATTGTTGATACGATGCGAACATGGTTGGAAGATGCCCCTTGTTCCATTTTGTGTCAGTTTGATAACGAAGTCTTTTGTAGTTGGCAGTGTTCCATTGAGTCATACGATCAACTGTTGCCAACTCAAAGTCAGGGAATTCATTCATCAATACCCAAGCAGTTGGAAGATAGTATGTGTTACCATACAACCAGCACAACCATAACTTCTGTTCATCGTTATGCTCGTATCTTTTGTTTAGGTAGTTTGTTGCCCATACTGCAGGATCGCAATCATCATACTTTAATGACCATGCGTACCAACGAATGAACGCTTCTCTACGATTTTGTTCTAGTCTATAATCAAGCATACCATCTCTTAAATGAAATCTCAGGAACATCCCAGCATAACTGGTTTTCCCATCTTTCGTTTTTATAAAACAACTCGTCTTTTATATCTTTTAAATTTACAATGGCATATGTGCCAGTGAACAATCCAATTAGAAAACAATAAGAAGCACCATCATGTTTTAGTGCATGATCAACTTTATGTCTTTTAATAGTTGATACACCATCACCAGTTCCGCACTGAACATCAATACGAACATCGGCAGTCTTGTCAATCAAATCTGCGTCACCTGTTCGTTTAAAGGTATCGATGCTCGTTAGGTCATCTCCACCATTTCTTTCGAGTTTACCTAATATCAATTTATCAATAATAAATGGAGTAAATATCTTTTCAGCTAGGTAACCAAGCATCCAGTTATAATAAACATCTTCCATGGCACGACCATTGTTTTTCATACGAGGAAGAATATTGTTAGTCTTAATCTGCATAAAAGTATCAATGATGTCTTGGCTAATGTTTCCCTCGTATGGGACAGATAACTGCTGATTGATTTTATTGAAGATATTATCCAAACGAGAATTTTGTTTTTGAATCACTGTCCAGTTTGGCTCTTTGATATCTTTTGCAGAAAGATACTTTTGAAACTCATCCTTGCGAGTGAATCCCATTACCTTACGATATTCTTTGGTCATACTAAAAACTCTTCCAATGATGGTTGTTCTAGTAATGCATCTCTCAACCATGCCTTGCCGACTGCATCAATTGCTGTTTGGCTCTTTGCTTTCTTCTTCTCACCCCACTTGTACGCTTCCAAACCTTCACCACGAAATTGATCTCTGGCTTTGTATGGTGGTAATGCTTGAAGTGGATTCACAATGGCAAAGTCACGATAAGCAATCTGTTCTGCTCTTGTTGGAAACAATGGTTGGTCTGAACGAAGTGAACCTGTTGGATCAACTGCCCACCAAATTAAACCATTCTTGTAATGCCATGTAACTGAAGAAGGAGTGCAAGACATCTTTAGTCGAGCCATCTTTCTTTCCTTTACTGCATAATCAATCCATGCGTCCCAACACTTTGATGCGTAACCATTTCCTTCTTGTCCTTCAAGTGTAACAATCTCATAGAGATTGCTATAACCATCACGATTGAATGTGGCAAAGATTAAACAAACAACATCACCATTCACTTCAAGAGCCATTGGTGGTGCTTTGTCATAGTTATGAAACCGATACCACAATGAATGTGCAGCCGATAAGAACTTGGTGTTCTTACCAGCTGGGCTATTTTTAATTAACTCTTCAACTCTCGTTGAATTAACAAAGTTCATATTGTAAGTCCACCGCATCTTCAATGACTTCTTTTTCAATTGTCATTGCGAGTTGGTCATCAAATGTAATGTAATGGTTCATCAAAGTATTAATCGGAAATCCTGGAACGAATGCTCGTTTTGGAACATCAGCAGTAGAAGTAATTATACACCCATTTGAGATAGAAGTCAAATATAATGGACGCTTACCATTGCGATAGAATCTAATTCGTTTATCAGTATGCAACTCAATTACTGCAAGACTAGAATGTTTCCAATGTTGTAACGGAGAATAGTCTTCCAATGAACGAAGCAACAACTCAGTATCGTTTTTACCTTCGCAGGTATAACCATGGAGTAATTCCCAGTCTTCATAAAGTTCTTGAGTAATAACTCCATTGTGGACTACTGAAACATTGTCATTGGCAATTGGTTGATTGAATTCTAAGTCACTTGTGCTGTAACGACAGTGACCAACTAAGTACAAGTTGCCGTCTTCATTTAAATATGATTCAAAATCAAATGGAAACTTATCTGCAGAGACTGGTAGCTTTTGCGTAACGATAGAATTGGCTTTAACATAAGACAAACCAGTAGCATGCATTCCTCGAATCTTAGACTCAAGGAACACACGATGTAACATATCAAAATCCTGCAGGGTTGGACTATGCAGGATTGCGCCAATGACTGAACACATTAGAAGAATCCTTCAAGTGAATTTGCCTTTTGTGATTCTGGATGATACTTCATTAGTGTATCATGACCAAGTTTTGCTTCAAGGTATTCATACCATTCATCAGACTCCCACATAGAAGAACTAACACCATTCCAAAGATGTCGTTGAGAACCATCTTCGTATTTCTGGTCTGGGTGTTCTTTGTTAAGTCTTCGTTGTTCAACAAAGTCATAACGACAATCTTCATATTGTTTTGAACCCAACTCAGCCATCTTCTCACGGAAGTAAACAACCAATGAGATTCGCTCTGCTTCTTCATCAAGCAATTCAATCTGAGTATTACCATGCATCACTTCATGATTATTAATCAGTAGCAAATCTCCAGGTCTTGGATTAACAGCAACACGATACTCTGGTGCTACAAGATAACATCCTTTGTAGTTACCATTATTACTCAATGTCAATAGATTAGATAGACCAGAAGTTAAGTCACCAGCGTCAAAGTGACACGCAGTTCTGAAAGACTTATTCACAGTAACAGTGGTGAATGGAGTTCCTGGAACTAAGAATGCAGGATCTAGTTTCTTTGCTGCTTCCATTTGATTATTATATCTCCATGGCAACAAGTCTTTGAAACCTTGCGCAAGTTGCTGTAGGAATGGATATGCCATGGCAAACTTTGCTGGTTCACGAGCAGTGTAAGATGTTGCACGACCATAAGGAATGCGAGGATAACGATCGAACCATCCAGCAATACCAGACATAACACCATTGGCATAGGTAGTTGCGCACACATACGCTTTCTCTACTCGTCTTGCTTCGATAACCATTTCAGATGCATCTAGTTTACGAACTTTCTCAACCCATTCGTTGAATACAAATCCGTCTTTCTTGACTGCTTGAATACCCCAAACATTATTTCGTGTAGATGGTTTATCAGTCTTACCTTCGTGCTTGGCTTTAATAACATCAATTGGATCTCCATCCAACGATGCTTTTGGATCCAAGAAGTATTCAATAATTTCTGATTCGTATTCAGTGACCCATTCACGATTACCCAACTTCTCTGCTCTTGGACCTGCAGCCATACCTCTGTTCTGAGTTTCAGTTGCTGCTTCACGGAGACCAATATACGCTTGGTCTTGTTGCTCTTTACTGAAGTAGTTCTTACGAAACTTTAAAACAATTCGTCTTTCATCCATCCCAGTATCGCACGATGAACATTCTTGGTCACAATCTGCTTGAGTCGCTAGATCGCAGTTGGCTGGCATATAGACATCACAATCCTCTTCAATGAGGAAATCATAATGCGACTCATCTGGGAATTGTCCCAACATATGAGTCATATCAAGTTTCTCTTTTGCTACAATTATCTTTACCATAACTTTCTCCTAAAACTTAAATCCTTCGAACGATTCTGCTTTTTGTCTGCGACCAAAATTACTCTTGTCAAACATTGGTTCATCGTCATCACTCTTTCCTGAATCACTTAGCGTTTGTGCCGATGCTTCTACATCATACAGTTTCATCTTCGCTCGATCAACTCCAATAACAAATCTCTTATAAAATCCTGGATCGTTATAGCGATTCTTCAACTGTTTAACAATAATCTGATTTAATCCTTCCAACTCTTCATTGCTGACCAAAGCAAACATAAAGTCAGCTGTCGCTGGCAAACCAAAAGATTCAGAGGTATCTTCAAGTCCTGGATCCGAGTTTGTGAATCCAGATCGAGTAGTTTGAGTGGCTGATACAATTGGAACATTATACTCAACTGCCAATCCTCTTAGTTCTTCTGCAATGCTCTTAATATATGTATAAGAGTTAATACTTCCACCTTGCTTCATTCGTTGACTCGCACAAATATTGAGATAGTCAATGAAGATAATGTCAGGTTTAAATTCTCGTTTCAACTTTAGTTCTTCTAGCAAAGCACGGAAGTGACCAGAGTGAGCACCAGCAGTTGGATATTCTTTGACAATTAGTTTACCTTTAGTCTTAGATGTAATCTTGGCAATACGACTTTCGTAGATATCCCTGTCAATAACTTTTAGTTCATCCATGGTTAGGTTAAGAAGATTCGCATCAATCCTTTCAGCGATTCGCTCTTCTGCCATTTCCATAGTTATGTATAATACATTTTTACCTTGGGTTAGACAACCAGCACCCACATGGCACATAAACAAAGACTTACCAACACCAGTGCCAGCAAGACAAATGTTAAGGGTTTTCTTTGAGAGTCCACCCTTAGTGATTTTATTGAACATGTCAAGGTCGAATGCAACCTTCTCTTCCACCCTGTGATAAAAATCATACCTTTCATTGTGGTCATCAAGGTAGTCGTGACCAATATGATTATCAAATGAAACGGCAAGAGCATCAGAAAGAATAGATGGGATAGCGTCTTTCGTTTGGTGCTTGTCGTTACCGTCAATGATTCTGATTGCTGAGAGTACTCCATTATAAATTGCCCTATCTTTACAAAACTTTTCAGTATGTTCTAACATCCAGTCTGTGTTTACTGGTTCTTGACTCAATGTGTTAATAAAGTCGCCAAGTTCAGACAACTCTTTATCGTTGAGGTCTTTTCGATTGCTAACTTCAATCTGTAGGATTTCTTTGGATGCTGGTTTGTTATACTTCGTGAAGAAAGAAACAATCTCGTCTGCGAGAATTACTTCTTTACGATCTGCAAAATATTCTTTCTTGATAAATGGAATTACTTTACGACAATAGTTCTCATCAAATATCAGATTGCTCAGAATCTTTTGTTCTATTCGCATCAATTTCTGTTCCGCCTGTATATGTTAAATTATTTTCTTCCACACCTTGATGCAGCAATTCTTGTAGGATATCACCTATGTATGATTCAAAGGGTTTCATATCTGTCATACCTTTATCACCACGATCAAGGATCTCATACTCAAACTTTAAATGCAAGGAATCATTCGTTTCGTCTGGGTCGAATGATACCTTTCCATAAGCATAAATTATACCCTCAAACGCACCCTCAGTCAACTTAATTGCTTGAAGTCCACTGTGTTTGTGTTCAAGAATTTGGTATCTAAAATTACTCATCGAACTCTAACTCTTCCAATGCTTTGTCTAGGTCATCTTCTTGCATCATCTGTCCACCCTGACCGATTGAGTATTTGTTCTTAACAAAATCGTAGAATGATTTGCTCGTAAGAATTGATAACCAGAAGTCTTTGTCATCAGTCTCTTTGATACGATATTTCTTGGCTTCTACTTCACCAGTCTCTGGATCGCACTTGGAATACCATCCGTTACTTGGTTTGACCACATGCTTGGATTCAAGAGCAAGGTCAAGTAAACCAGACCACTTACTAAGACCACCATCAAAAGATACGCTAACAGGTATCTTAGATTTCTCTTTAACATAACGACTCTTCTCCACATTGATAATAAAATTGTAACCTACGATTTCAGTACCTTCTTTTTCTTGTTGGCGACCAAGAATGTATACATTGTCTGCTGAATACATTGCACCAGTACCACCACCAACGATTGCTTTCGGAAACATTCCGATCTCCATATATGTATGGTTCACTACAACCAGTGGAATGTCCTTCAAGTTCAAGTGAGGAGTAACCATACGGAACAATGACTTCATCTGTTTTGCTCTTGACATATCTGCAACAGACTTACCTTCCATGGCATCTTCAACTTCTTTCTTAGAAGCCAGATTACCAATGGAGTCAATAACGATAATCAAATGATCACCACGCTCTACATTGGACAACTGCTGCATAATATCGAACTTCAATTGTTCCACATCAGTCAGCGGAGTATGAACAACTCGCTTTGTATCAATACCAAAAGTATCGAAGTAAGACTGCGGAGTACCAAACTCTGAGTCATAGAACAACAACGCTGCATCTTCATACTTGTCCAAGTAAGACTTAGCCATTAGCAATGAGAACGCAGTCTTAAAGTGTTTACTTGGACCAGCCCACATTGTAATTCCTGGAGTGAGACCACCATCAAGACGACCAGACAAAGCCACATTGATGATTGGAACAGAAGTAGGAATCATATCTTTCTTCTTAAAGAACTTTGATTCAGATAGAATCGCAGAGTCTTTGATAGTTGTATTCTTTTTAATTTTCTCTAGTATGCTTGCCATATTAACCTTTCAGGAATTCTAACAATTTTTCTTCACTAACCATACCAACCTGTCGTTTAATTTCAGCACCAGTATCATCTACTAGAACCATTGTTGGAACAGATCGCACTTTATATTCTTGCGCCATCATCATCTCATTATCAATATCATATTCTTCGATTGCAATATTAATCTTATCTTTTGCACCATCGATAATTTTTGAAAGTCCTTTACATGGACCACACCACTCGGCATAAAATTTTAACAGCTTCATTTATATCTCCTATTATACAGTAACTTTTGTTGCAAGGCAACTATGGATTGTTCTTGGAATGTGGAACATCAAACACAAATGTAATGCGAACTACATCTCCAACATTTTTAGTTCCATGTGATAGTTTATTGTTGAACCAAATCAAATCACCAGCATCTATCTGTAAAGATTCTCCACCAACTGTGTAAACATACGAACCTTGTATTGCAAGATGGTATCTGTCTCTTGTTTGGTAATAATCTCCAATGTCAATATGTTGTCCAACTTCTCCACCAATCGGCAGTGAAAGGAATCCACATCTGTCAAATTTCTTAAAGTTGCGTTTTAAGAATCCTACAATCTCTGTGTGTCTGTTATACGCTGGTGTTTCTACAGATGATTGACTATCACCCACATATTGATTTAGGTCTTTTACAGTACCAATTTTTAATTGAAGAACTCCAGCTGCAACTGCAGGGAATCCATACTCATTAACTAAATCATGCACACCTTCAATATCTTTCTGAGCACCCCAATCAGCTGGGTACTGTTGTAGTTGTTTCAATATCTTAGAAACATTGATACCTTTTTTAATAACTCTAATGTTAGCCAAAGAAATCCTCCAATGAACTTTCTTCTTGAGTCTTCCAACCCAATGGTTCAATTACAATTTGTAGTGCGTCCAAGAAAACCTTCTCAAACATCTTGTCATAATCTATGTATGATTCTAATTTAAACTCTTTTGGTAGAACCTGAGGAAATGCAATCACATCTTCTTGGAAAGGATTCGGTGTGCGAACATACACGAAACGAATCTTATCTCCATCACGGATTGGTTGATACTTCTTATCGATTCCCATACGCTTGCAGTGGTGATTGAACAACAATGCGCCACGAACATGGATTGGTGTTCCCTTTGTATAAATCGGACTGCCTGCATACTGCTTCAATCCATTCACACCTCTCGGGAAAGCAATCTCTTGAATCGGTAATTTGTCAAACTCTTTTCTAAACTCCATAACATATGTATGTAAGTCTTTTTGATCCCCTGCGAGGATAACTTGAAGCGAATCACGCAACTTTGTACGAATAACCGCAGGTGTAGATGACTTGACCATCTCCAGACCCATAACTTTAATCTTAGGTTTCGCAAACTGTACTCCTTCTGAGTTGTGAACATTAATAATATATCGTTTCTTTGCAGTCCAGATGGCTTTGTCCGCAAGAACTTCTCGCTTCATTACCATCTTCTGACTATACGCATTCATATAATCTGATAGTTCGGTGTAACCTTGATCAATGAATGGTTGGAAAACATCCTCGCAAATCTTATCCATGTACTTAATCTTCTGCTCAGTGTTCTTACCTTCGCAAACTTTCTCGATGAGATGTTCCAGCGTAAGATAGATTGAGTCAGTGTCAATGGCAATAACAAAGTCTTGACCTTCTGTCTTAAGAGTCTTGTTAAGGAATGCATTCAACTTGTTTGCCATCCAACGAATGGACAATTGACCAGAAGTCGTAATACCTTCAGCCATACGGATATCAAAGTAACGGAAATACTGATTACCCATCGCACCATACGCAGAGTTAAGAGCAATCTTCATCGCCATCTGCAGATTGTTAAGACGAGAGATATCTTTTAGTAGGTGAACTTTTGTTTTATCGTTTTGGTATTCCTGTTCAATCTTTAACATCTGTTTCTTAAACTTGGAACGATTGATATACATCTCTTCCATCAACTCAGGCATGAATCCTTTGATGTCTTTGCGATATGTCCAACCATTCGCAGTCATGGCAAGGTCTCTGCGTTTGAGATAGTCTGTATCAATCTCTTTGTTGAGTAACTTGTCAACAGTCACCGACAACTTCTCGCTCGTTAGTGTTTCTGGAGAGATGTTGTACTGCATAATCAAGTGAGGATACAGAGAGTTTAAGTCAAAGGAAACAACCCACTTGTGCATACCAACCATTGGATCTTTAACATAAGCACCTTCGAACTGAGCATCTTTACCAGAGTAAGACTTGGCTGGAATGACAATACCTTTCTTACGCAGGTGATTGTAAATGATAGTGTCCCACATACGAACCTGAGAGTAAACATCTTCAGGATTAATCTTTGCATTGTATGCCATGGTCAGGTGCAACTCAAGCAAACGCATCTTATCTTCGAGTTTGTCAACTAACTCCACATCGTGAATGTTGTATTCAACAAAGTCTTTCCAGTAGTTTGTATAGAAATCTTTGAAGTCATTTCCAGGATTCTCTTTCTTTGCATCATCTAGTTCTTCACCAGCGATGTAATCCAAACGATATGACTCTTGCTTTGTATATGTATATTTCTTGTAGAGTTCGAGATAATCTAGCTGAGAAATACCCATGATGTCATAGTGAATCTCTTCATTACCTTTAATGAAAGTCTTTCGTTGATTGACATAACCCCATGGACTAATCTTGTTGGCAAATGTATCGCCCAACTCTCGCTGAATACGATGAATCAAATAGACATTATCAAAGAAGTCAGTGTTCCAACCAGTGATGACATCTGGATAATTACCTTGCCACCAAATCATAAACTCTTTGAGCATGTGCTGTTCGTCACGACAGTTTACCATCGTAACATCAGAACGAGGAGACTTATACTCACCATACTTTGTTTGAGCAAAGGTAACAACCTTCTTGGATTGAAGATCCTTGATAGTAATTAACAGAATCTCTTCGTTGGCAGACTTGATGTCTGGGAATCCATTCTCAGTTTCAGTCTCAATGTCAATGGTATAAACTTTAATCTGTTCCATATCCCAGTTGACATCACCCTCATATGTATCACTGATATACTGATATGCATAATTGGTATTACCATAAACAGGAAACCCCTCAACACCTTCATAGCGTTTTAGAAATTCTCGAGTCTCACGGATACCTCCAGGTTTTATTTCGTCAACGAATGTATCTTCAAGAGTCTTCCATTTTGATTCGGATTTAGAAGTGACAAAAAGCGTAGGGTAGAAATCTACCTTACGCTGATATGCTCTGCCGTTTTGATATCCTCTAACGAGGATCTTGTCGCCCACTGGGTGGACGCTGGTGTAAAATTCCATTAAACTTGTTTTCCATACATAAGTTGCATTGCATCAAGTGCGCAGTCGTGGACAGGATGGTGTTTGATAACTTCGTGTCGTTTGAAGAGAGGATGATCCACTTCTACATAGCCATTTGTGGTTCCAAACATAATGTCAACTGCAGTTCTGACATCTCTCCACATATTATACCCTGTAATTTCTTCCAAGCCAAATTTAACTGCCAAGGAATCAATGGATAGTTGATCAAGTGAACCTCGTGCCCACATAGTTTGTTTCTTTGCATTTGGAAACTTTGCCATGTAATCGTAGAACATTTGCATTCCATCTTTTACATTCATGTCTTCATTAGAAGGATCCAAAGATACTTTGCGAACATACTCATGTTGATCTTTCCACCACCCCAAAGTAGATTGTGAGGCAGAACGACCAGCTTTCAATTGTTCCTTGACATCGAACTTTACAAAACATGCATTGTTCAATAGGTCTTGATAAGTTGGTCGTTTCTCTGGATCAAAATGAACCATAGCTGCAGAGAGAATCACACAGTTGGATTCTACTCCCAGTGTTTCAACATCGAACATGAACATTAGAATCCTCTTCCTTCGCCTTCTTTGGTGAAGAATGCATTAATTTTTTGATCAATAGTCCAACCATTAGTATAATCATTATCTTCGTCACAAAGAATCAATGCTTCTTCTTGAGTCATAACACGATGTGATGTGATGACTTCTGGTAATGCTAACTGAGAAAACTCTTTAGCGTCTTCCATTGTTACATCATCCATGGCATACTCTGGATTAGTTGCTGGTGCTTCGACCATATAACGCATACGATATGATTGAATTGCTTCGACCATTACCCACACCGAACCTTCTTTTATATCACTCATCAATCATCTCCTTAGTTAAAGCCAGCGAGTTCTTCAATGACTTTTCAGCAACCCGCAATCCATATTCCATCTCATATTTTTGTTGTTTCAACAAAGAAATCTCACGAGATTGTTTTGTATTCTGCTCATATAACTCTGTGGTATCTTTCTTAAGATTTTCTACCCATGTAGTAACTTTATGAATTGTCACCCAAGTACCATCAGCAAGTTTAGTATGACCATCACGAATACGAAATTCGTCAGTCCATCGTGCACCTTCTTTATAAGATGGCATTGGTTCAAACAAAAACAATTCTTGTTGTTCTAATTTGCGTAGGAGAACATCAAAGTTTTGTTCAACTGTATCTTTACCATAAAACATTATTCATCCCCCTCATCAGATTCATATTCTTCTTCACGACCAGACATTGCTGCATGGATGTCACAAAGTGTGCGATGCCATCCATCGGTGTATGTTTTTCCTGGAGCACCACACTCTTCACAGGTACGATAACTCATAGACTCTGCGAAAGAAATATATTGATAGTGTTTGTCTGTTGCAGCTTGAACATAGAATCGAAGTCCACCAAACTTTTCTTTCACTTGAACAGCAACTGGAACCTTCAGTGTTTCTTCATCTAGTTTTGCTTTGGCTTCATCAATGGCTTCTTGTGTTACAGTTTTTGTTCCATAAAGAATACTACCAGCACCAACTTCCACAAGATGATTATAGCGACTCTTGGCTTGACGATATTCAGAAGTCAATAGACCACAAAGAACATCGATGATATTATACCAACCATCACCACACTCAAGTCCCCAGCACATTGCTGTGGTGCGCATATCTGCATTACGATCTTTAAAGATCAGCGGATACTTTGCACAGAGTGCTTCGTCTAATTCTCGTTTCATAATTAACTCCAAGTCCTATGTGCTTCGGCAACATGTTCCATGCCATCGTATTCTTCAACGATGTAGTCAACACCATCTGGGATTTCTACAATTGATAATTCAGCGTGATTACCATTGGCTTTATGTCCCAGTTCTTCAACTGCTTGAACCAATGCTGGGTCATGTCGTTCGATCTCTCGTTCGTAGATAGTTTGTTCTGAACGCAACTTGTTATAAGTCATACGATCGTCCATAGACATTGAGTAGAATGATTCACCTTCTTTATCTTCAACACGATCTTCTGGCTTAACTGTCCAGTAAGTCCAAAACTTCCAGACACCTCCACCCTGTTCTGGGTATACAGTGATGCCTTTGATCTCAAAGTATCGCATAACAGCTTCGTGGCTTAAACTAAAGCCACCATAACAACGATTGATTACTACTTTCATTTTATTACCTTTGAATTATCTGCAACATCTTTATCATCACGCAGTTCAATGAACACTGGAAGGAACAAAGATTCTTCTCCACTTTTGTTCTTGATTCTAGCATTATACTTCACTGCCACGATTTTGTCAACTAAATTTTCTTTCCAATATTGCTTTCGTTGTGCATCATTGAAACCAGATCCTACATTTACCTTTACAATTCCATCTGCGGATTCACAGATAATTGCACCAAGCATACCTACTG